AACATAACCATGTACCCTTCAGCTTCTTTCTCCATATTATACGCAAAGGTTGATACTTTGCCTAACGTATTTGTGTAGCTAAAGGCAAAGTTAGATATGTGATTATCTGCATTTGACTCAGCGCATACAGGTAACTTTCGTTGTTCTGCATAGGATGTAGGTATTTGCATCCATATTACAAAACTGTAGACTCCACCGTGATCGTGTGGTGGATTAAACTCGTGTTTCTTCTGAAAGTTTACCCAGAGACTTTCTAAGTTAAACCCTTCACCTTCTTTCATAACAGCTCGCCAAGGTGGGCCATAAGACTCAATGTGGCTGTCCATAAACTTAGGGATTAACTCACTGACAAACTCTTCAAGCAGTGGTGAGCTACCATCAAGGCGTATAGAGGAGCTGATGTTACCTGCAAGTTCAGGCTTCATGTCTTCTGGCTCTTCTCTTGCCTCGTTAATCACAGTCCATATGTTTTCCACAACGTCTTCAGGTAGTTGTCCTTCAACAACCCCTATGTTCGGAAAGTTTCTTGGTAATAAGTCCATGCTTAACCTTCTAGTGTTACTATGCGAGCTGTTAAGGCTTCAATTAATGCGTTCTGTTCTTGCATTGCTTTGACGAGTATTGGTACAAACTTGCTGTATTGAATACCCATTTGCTTGCCATCACCTGTTGTAGATACAGTAAGGTTTTTCTTAGCAGCAGTTGTATATCCAGCAGCTTCCTCAAGAGTTTGAACTTCTTGTGCCTTGAAGCCTATGTCTAGCCAGTCTTCTTTGTGAGTACCGTCATGTGTAATAGCATTTAAATCGGTAGTTATATCCCAACCTTCATGGTCTACGCTGCCGTCTTCGTTGTATGTTGTGACATCTGTTTTATCAATATATTTAGAACGTTTATCCCACTTGTATGTTACAGGTGCTAATGCCTTAACAAAGTCTAAGCCTAAGTCTAGTGCAGTAAAGTCTGTCTTATCACGTTGGTCTGATGCTACTGTCCAATCTACTTGTATATGAGCTTCAGCAATGTTTTCATCACCCAATACAATTTTATTGGCATCGTTGGTCATATTACCTCCAGGACTTCCTGTACGTCCTGAATCCCTACCTACAAATAAATTGTTACCGCCTGAAGTTAAACCGTTTCCTGCTGCTTGACCAATACAAGTATTATTAGCTCCTGTTGCGGCTGCGGCTGCTGATTTTCCAACTACTGTGTTATCGTTACCACAGTTTCCACTTAATGCTAAATATCCAACTGCAACATTACCTTCACCATCATCATTACCATCACCTGCAAGACCACCCACGAAAGTGTTCTGTATGCCTGTGGTTACATTTGCACCTGAAAGATAACCAACTGCTACATTATATGTATCAGTGTTAGTTGAGAAATTCTGGTCAAATAAAGCCTGATAACCTATTGCAACAGTTTTAGTTCCTTTTACATCTGTACTTAAAGCCTGATAGCCTACAGCTACGTTATTATTAGAAGTGTTTAAAGCGTCACCAGCTAACCCTCCAATGAGGGTGTTGTTTGTGCCTGTGGTTACTTGTTGTCCTGCATCGTAACCAACTGCTGTATTGTATGTATTAGTAGCTGTAGTAAAGGCTGACTCTTGTAGAGCATGAGTACCTATAGCTGTTGAGCGACTACCCAATGTATCTGTTGTTAATGCACCCATACCTAAAGCCACGTTAAAGTCAGCATCAGTTAAAGCATCACCAGCTAGACTACCTATAAGAGTGTTTTGAACGCCTGTGGTTACTGCTGCACCTGCGCCATGACCCACTGCCACATTGAAAGTATCTGTAGCAGTTGTAAAGTTTTGTACTGATAAGGCAAAATATCCTAATGCAGTAGATTTGCTACCCAAAGTATCTCCTGCTAAAGCTGACATACCTACTGCTACATTAAAATCAGCATCGGTAAGTGAATCACCTGCAAGACCTCCAATGATAGTGTTCTGTACGCCTGTGGTTACTGCTAGACCTGCGAAATACCCTACTGCTGTATTGTAAGTATCTGTAGCAGTATTAAAGTTTTGAGAAAGTAATGCCCCCCGACCTATTGCGGTTGTTTTACTGCCTAAAAAATCACCACTTAAAGCACCTAAACCAACAGCAGTATTTTCATCAGCATCAGTTAGTTCATCACCAGCAAGGGCGCCAATTAAGGTGTTCTGTATGCCTGTAGATACATTTACACCTGCCGATGAACCGATTGCTACGTTGTAAGCAGTAGTAGCAGTTGTATAGTTTTGTTGAGTTAAAGCAGCCTTACCAATAGCCACACTATGAGAACCGTGGGTGTTTATAATTAAAGCCTTATCACCAATAGCAGTATTATTACTGCCTATAGTATTTTCCCCTGCTGAATCACCAACTGCTACATTATTAACCCCAGTTAAGTTGTTGAGTAAAGCATCTTTACCTATCGCTACATTTCCAGAACCTGTGGTATTAGTGCTTAAAGCATTATAACCAACTGCAACATTCTCATCACCAGTCGTAATCGCAGTACCAGCTTCGTCACCCACAGCCACGTTGAAATTACCGCCAGATGCTATTGAGTTACCTGCGTTGACACCTGCTCTGAAGTTAGATGTACCTGCTGTGTTGGTAACAAAATCTGCGCCTGTACCTATCTGAACATTATTGTTTCCACCATCAACAAACAGAGCATCAGTTACACCATTTGATTCAACACGGAAGTTTACATCGGCAGAATTTTCGTTAAATATTGTGTCGGTTGGAGAAAGTATCATCCCACTAACTCTTTCTGTGCCTCCGATTCCACGAAATATTTCTAAGTATCCAGCTTCAGATCCGTTAGAAGCAGTTGCAATGTATGCTTCAATTTGAGCAAATATAAAATCATTACCAGCATCATCTTTGCCAAGAAACTCAACCTGTCCTAATCCGTCACTATCAGCACCTGTTACACTTCTTGACAACCTTAAATGTGGCCCTGCGTTTGCATCTGTGTCAGTGCTTACTAAATTTAAAGTAGTAGCATTATCAGTAGTTGTGATTGTAGAAGCAGCATTAGAAGCAAACCCACCGTTAAACACAGTCGCAGCCGTTGTAGTCAGGACGCCTGTTACGAGGGCAGTCGTCGCCATGTTTACAGCACCATCAATATCTACAACGTCTAGGTTAGTTGTACCGTCTACGTCTATGTCACCACTAATATCTAGTGATGCTCCTGTTAAAACACCTGCAACTGCAAGTGTAGAAGCCATATCCACAGCACCATCAATGTCTACTACATCAAGATTTGTTGTACCGTCTACATCTACGTTGCCAGATATATCTAATTCTGTACCTACTAGTTTTTGTGTAAGTGTTACTACACCATCACTTGCAATAGCGATTGCATCTGTATCTCCAACAGAACCAATCTGTCCAGCATTAGCAATAGTAATACCACCACTATGAATATCTCTACCAGTAAAGGTTGCTACACCATCTACTTGAAGAGTAGTTGCCATGTCTACTGCACCGTCAATGTCAACAATATCTAAATTAGCTGTGCCATCAATATCTATATCTCCAGATATGTCTAAAGACGCACCAGTTAAAACTCCAGCTACAGCTAGTGTACTAGCCATATCTACTGCACCATCAATATCAACTACATCTAAGTTTGTAGTGCCATCTACATCAAGATCACCGTTAAAGTCTACATTACCTGCGACAGCAAGTGTTGTAGCCATATCAACCGCACCGTCTATGTCTACAATATCTAAGTTAGTAGTACCATTTACGTCAATGTCACCTTCTATATCTAAGTTACCTGTAGTAGTTATAGAATCTATATAAGCATTCTTAAAGTAAAGGGAGGCTGTACCTAAGTCTACATCTGAGTCAGTCACAGGAGCAATAGAACCATCGTTAAATGTAACCTGACCTGTACCACCATTAGCAACAGTAATTACGTTAGAGCCAGAAAATGTAATGCTAGTGTCTGTGTCTCCGTCACCAGCTATAGAGTCAAGTTGAACCGCACCTACATTTGAGAGTGCAGCATCACCAAAGTCTACAGCACCTGCAACTGTTAATGTTCCAGACACATCTACGTTACCATTAATATCTACAGTAGTAGCTGCTATTTGTATTTCTGTGTCAGCTACAATGTCAAGCTGTCCATCTGCTGAAGAGTTAATGTATATTGCTGTATCACGGAACTGTATTTTTTCTGTAGTAGCTATAAGTATGTCATCAGAGAACTCAAAGTAATCCTCATCTTCCATCCACTTTAATACACCATCATTTGACTCACCATCAAATGTTACTGTTATGTCTGTACCTGATGTAGCATCACCAATAGTAATAGAAGTACCTAATAACTTAGTTATTGGGCCACCTTCAGCGGCTGTCCCGTCGTGTGTATGTCCTGTAGACGCAGCAAATGCAGCTAGCAACTGATCAAACTCATTGTTAGTATCTGCTGCTGTAATTACATCGCCATCAGTATAAGAGGACTGTCTCGTATATATAGCACCCATTTATCTTCTAGCTCCTATTTGATATTCTAATTGAAAACCTTTAAGAGAGTAAGGGGCTGTTAAACCACCATCGTTTACTCTTAAAGCTATTGTAAAGCCTGAACCTTCTACAGACTGCCTTACTGAAGGCTGTGTTGTACCACCGTATGTACCTGTTGCTCCGTATGTAGCAACTCCGTATTGAGCAGCCACAGCCGATGAATCTAAAGGGTATGCAGCAGGTCTAGAAGACTCCGCTGATTCCTGATCGTACCTTAAAAATAAGTCTGCGTCTATAGCTGATTCTGGTTTATAGTTAACTATTACTCTTTGCATATGTTTTCTGATACCTAAATCATTAAAACTTAAGTCAGGACTTCTGTATTTACCAAAAATAACTGTACCAGCAAAATCGTTACCTATTTCTTGTCTATTTACAAAACCTGTGAAATCACCATGTAATACAATTACATCACCTACATCTACTATTGTATCAGTACAAGCAGGTTTCATACCTTTAGTTTCAGAAAACTCATAACCACCGCCTTTTCTTACACATATAACTCCACTAGTTAACGAATCAGCCTGGCCTTCTTTAGTAAAAAATATTCTATATTGTGTTTTATCTGGTATAACTATGCTTTCAAAAGCAACTGCGTCATCTATTTGATCATCAAATATAGGTTGTACATTTGTACTTATTGTACCTAGTTCAACATCACCAATCTTAGCTGTACCTGCAACAGTTCTTAATCCGTCTGGACCAAGAAAAATTAAATCACCTGCAAACTCTTGAATAGTATCCCCATTAATACAACCGATGTTACGGGTAACGGGGGCTATCGCAAAATTAGCAGAAGATGTACCAGATAAACTAAATATTCTATTTTCACAAAAGATAAAAAGATTTTCACGGAAAGTCTTAATGCCCACTATAGTATCGTCTACTCTAATACTCCCTGCGCCACTACCGCTGCTAAAAGCATCTTCATCAAAAGGTTGACTAAATACTAATTCTTCTGGCGTACTAGACATACCTGCATAAAACATATGACCTTTAAAAGAAGTAACAAATTTTGCACCAGCTACAGCACTTTCACTTACGTCAGTTGCTGCAAATGATGTATTAAATACTGTAGGTGCATTATCTTGATCAACTACAATAATTTTGTTATTGCCGTCAAAGTTAAACTTTTCAAAGTTGTATTTTGCTGCACTAGTCCTACCTGTATCTCGTAGTGTCCAACTTTCTGAAATTATATCTCTTAATGCATGAGCAGCAGCAGTAGTAGATGCTGTAGCACGAGTTACGCCTGTAAATGTAGAAGCAGTTATACCTGTATACGTAAATATTTCACTATCAATTTGTAACGTACCACTTGCAGTAAATCCTGCAGTACTAAAAACATTAATTGTTCCAGAACCTGACATAGATGCACTTGAAGCTATAGCAATAGTTACTGTTGTAGATGCAGAAGTCCATATTTTTTCACCTCTAGCTGCCAGTACTTTATTAGAAAAAACAGTACACATTAATACTGCCTCTGAAGATGCTGTAGTTTGAGGAACAATATGATTTACATATTTATTAAAACCATTTATACGCCTATAGCCGCCACCAATGTCAGGCTCAAAGTTTTGTAACTCAAGAGCCTCTCCTGGTTGCATTAAAAATGTAGATTTATTTAATACTAAACCTCCTTCACAGTTAAAGGAGACAGGTTCTACCTGTGAACTATCTGGCATATTAAGATACTCTTAAAGCGTTAGGTCTTGCAACGGAAGACGTTCCTAGTGGGTATGTAGAGCGTAAATAATCAAATCTATTGACTAATAGTGATTGCATACTCTTAATACCGTCATTAAATAACTCCATGTTTAATTGATACTGTGCTACCTCACCTCTATATTGATAAACGAAGGCAGTTGCACCAGCAACAATAATGTAAGAAAATCTATCGGGTATAGTAGTAGTGTCACCGTGTGCAGTAAGATCTGCAGGAAAAGTAAAATAGTCAAACTTTATTTGATATGACTTTGTAGGGTGAGGGTATAGTAAGTAATTATTGTCTGGCTTTCTAACTACATACTGAGGTAGACCACCACCGTCAAACTGAGCTACAGTAACACCACTATCGTGAGCAGCCGCTGTAGTAGAAGACGTAGCGCGAGTTACGCCTGTAAATGTAGTAGATGAACCTATAGCTGTGTAAGATACAATCTCGTTACCTATATACAAACTACCTGATGCTGAAAAACCTGATGTACTAGCTACGGTGATAGTAGTTACAGAGTCAGTGTGCGACGTACTTAATGTAGTAGTTTCTATTTCATCTTCTTGTGAGATATACTTATCAATATAATCATTATAGTTTAGTATTCTTATTTTACCACCTGAGCTACCCAAGTCAGAGTCTTTAACTACTCTAAATGTGTTGTAGTCTACAGTCTTAGTAGAAGTAGGTAATGCATAAGATACTACACCTGCTGTTAGTGTTTGTGTAGCAAGTGCATGATTAAATGGATAATTATATTCTCTTTGGTTTATATAACGTATAGCTTCATTGATTGCGTTTTGAGCTTGTACCTGAACGCCTCTAGCTGATGCAAAATTAGTAGAAGTTAATGCAACTTCATTAAGTTTAGTTATAACTTTATTAGTTAATGTGAGATATGTCTCAGCCATTGTAACTCCTATGTGGTAAAAGGGGCAAGTTGCCCTGCCCCTTCATTATAGTAATTTAAGCTAATAGATCTCTATCAACTTCATTAGCGTCATAATCCCCAGGATTGTCTATATCCATAAGAACCATCCAGACACGAATCTTACCACCTGTCGGTGCCGTACCTGCTGCTTGAAGTTCCAGATCTAAAGTTGTTGCCGTAGAACCTGTAAGGTTCGGAAACACTGCAGGAATCATAGTAGCATAGGAACCAACCGCCATAGCGTCTGTGTCCATTGCCGCAACGAACTCATCAACATCAGCAGCAATACCACCTGTAGAGGCAGTAGTAATACCTAAGTTGAATGTTGTATCGTTTGATTCTCCAGTTAGTAGAGCTTCGACTTCGTAACCTGCAGCCATAATAAGTGTATCTGCTGGTATTGTGAAGATTTGCAAAATATCGTTTGCAGCTAGTGCCGCAGCGTTATTTGTGTTTTCTACAGCAATATCAATAGTATTACTCACTAAGTATGGAGCAGGAGCAGAAGGTCTGTGTACTGCTTGTAAGCTTGATGCATATGTAGCCATTTGTCAGTCCTCCCTTACGCTGCGTTAAATTGTGCAACAGTGATAGCTTCAGGACGAAGTATCTTTCTGCCGTACAAGTGCATCCCACGAACAATATCAGCAAAGCTATCAGGATCTCGATAGGTTTCTGTTTTATTGATCTGTTCTGCGGTTGCTATAGCTGAGTCGTGACCAGCTACGATTACACCAAAGTTAGTAAGTTGGTTTGCAGTACCTGTAGTACCTGAACCAGTTCCAACGGATGGTAGGTTACTAGAAACATATACACGGAAGCCGCCTAAATTGCTGACTGCTAAACCATTACGTATACTTCCTGACGCACCGAAATCAGCGTTATGAAGACGTGAATCCTCATCTCGTAAGATTTCCATGAATACTGGGTCAATGACTAACCAACGACCTGCTGTATCAACTTGCTGTTGATCAAGCAAACGAGCCATGCGAGAGATTACCATAAGAGGTGAAGCAGTCGCTGTTGGTAGTGCAGTTGCACCAGGTAGACGAGCAGCAATCGGAATAGAGTGCGCTCCTGCGGAACTTGTAGTAATGTTACCAAAAGAACCTTTGTTTAACTTCATACTAGACAACAATTCGTCTGTGCCAGCAGAAGCTACTGCAACAGTACCATTAGTAGTTGCATTTACCGCGTCGGCAGATGAACTAAGTGATGACTGTTTGTAACCTGACAAGTAACCAAGTACTTCTTGGTCATATTGATCAGATAAACGATATGCAGCACGATCAGTTGCAAGTTGCATGAAGTTAACGTGTGAATGTGCTTCTTCAATGTCGTCCATTTTAAATGCAAAGTAATTTGCTTTATCGACTACAAGTGAGAAGTCTTCATCGTCAAGATCTTGCGCTTGAACAGATGTGCCACGGGCGTATGAACTAACTGAAATTTCTGGCTCTTTAATGATCTTGACTGTGTCGCCTTGACCACTAATTTCCCCCATATAATCAGAGTTAGTTATATCGCCCACAACAGTACTCTTGCGGAAAGCAAGCTGTACTTTTTTTGAATAGATTATAGCACTAAAATTACCATTCGGTAAATTGCCATAACCTGCTGCGGTTGTGAAAGCCATAATTAAATCCTCCATTAAGATGTTTGGCTTGAGTTAAAGCGTAACACTTCGCGAAGAGGCTGATGTTTTCTAAGGTGCATTAACTGTAACTATGCCTAGTTAAAATTAACGGGCTTATACTTATCAGGTAGTCTTTGTAAGTAGTATAGGCTTGGGTTTTATAAATAACCTAACTTTAAGAGTAGCTACATATCTGAAGGGTCTTAAAGTTATTGGTTACTTATCTCGTATAGTTATATACAAATAAAACACATTGTCAATAACTAAATTACTTTATCGGGCTGCACCCGAAATATCGTAGAAGTTAGGGTTATCTCTAGACGCTTGAAGTATAGCATCTTGATTCTTTTCATAATCAGCCATAGACATTTTCTCTACCATAGACTCTGTGTATTTAGGTATAGACGTGTCTTGTTCTAGGTTAGCTGAATTACGCTTAGATACTACAGCAGATGCAGCTTTTTTAGTGCTAGATTTTCTACCTCTAGTATCCATACCGTTGTCTACTTTATACAAGTCTATAACTCGTACAACAGACATCGGATCATCTGAGTTTTCGTACAAGGCATCTTTAACCCACTTAGGTTGTACATCTGCCCAGTCGTGAAACGCATCACTAGCTTTTAGTTCATCAAAGTCAGAGTGAGACTTACGTATTTCTGTTTCAGCCTTAGTGCGTTCAGCTTCAGCGTTTATCTCGTCGATACGTTGTAGTCTACCTTCTGCTTGGCTAAACTTCTCTTGCGCTTTCTTCTCAGCTATAGTTTCAACTATTGCAGCTACATCAGGGTATTTCTCTGCCCACGCACCTATATCTTCGTCTGACTTAGGTGGTCTTATACCTGCTGCTGGATCAGGGTTATTAAGACGTTGTTCTAAAGCTTTAATCCTAGCGTCTTGTTCGTTTATGTACTTACGAGCATCTGTGTGTCTTTTCTTGTAAGTCTTTTCTTCTGGGCTAAGGTTCTCTTCTTGTTTAGCTTCTACGGGTTCTTCTGCAGCAGCTTCTTCTGTTGTTTCTTCTGTAGCTGTAAGTTTATCTATTTCAGCTTGTTCTTCTTCAATACGCCTCTTATTAGCGTTATTGTGTTTACTATCTACAAAACCTGCAGTCTTAGGTTTACTTACTGTTTCTAGTTCAGGCATATATGTATTTCCTTTTGTTATATGGGGTCCGTAATTGTACGGAGTAGCCTAGTTGTTATTTTGCCTTATTTGTATTACTGTGTCAACCTTATGTTTTCTTTCTGCGTGAGATAAATGCGCCTTTGTTAAAATACCCATGCGCCCCACCAAAGTTTGCGCCACTAAAGTCTCCACCTGAGTTATCATCCCCACCGCTGTAACCGTCTGGGCCATCTTCACCTGAGTAGTCAAAGTCTTTAGATGCTTCTTCAGCTTCTGATATTTCTTTTGTTCTTTTATCTTTATAATTTTCTGACTTTTTGTATTTTTTTAGATTTTTTAATTGCATATTTTTTAAGAAGGCCACAACTTTGTTATCATCCTCATTGGGTTGAAGTTGGGCTTCTGTTGAAGTTATTTCAGCACTAGTTTGACCACTTAAACCCAAGCTTATATTATCTTGAGCAGAATCTGGACCACCAGGTTCTACTTTTTTCTTTTTTACTTCTTCTGTAGGTGCAGCAACTCCAGCCTCTTCTTGTATGTCAGCAGCCGTTTTAGGTTTCATTAAACCACTAGAATACATACCTAACCCAAAGTCAGGATTAAAAGGGTCAAACGAAGGTTTGTAGTTCTTTGCTACATTTATATAGTCAACTGCACCACCTGCTTCATAACCTTGTACATCACCACCATTCATAAAGCCTATACCTCTAGCGGCTAACTTTTCTTTTATCATCGGGTTTTTCTGGACGGAGTTCATAATACGATCTATTAACATATCTGTATCTTTATCTACATCCATGCCTACCTTCTTAGTAGGTAAACCACCTTCTTCGTTTTCCTTTAAGACATCACTTAAGCCACCCTCCTGAAAACCTACTGCACCACCCTCACTAGCTTGTAGTACAGACTCTAACTTCTGCATATCTTCTGGTGATAGATCTAAACCATTAGGTTGATCTGGGGTTGGTGCAGCAGATCCAGGTCCAGCAATAGGTTCTCCACCTATGCGACCCTCGTCTGCCATCTGCGCTATTTGTACTTTAGCGTCAGTTCGCAAGTCTTCAAAAAACTTTAAACCGTAGAATCGTAATACATCAGCAGGTACTACATATTCTCCCTCACTCAGCATGGCTGGTACATCATCTCTTACTTCTTCGGGTAGTGATCCCATAGGTACATCATTACCGCTTACTGGGTCTTGTCTCTCTGACTCAGATAGAGCCATTTCCATTTGATCACTTACCGCCATTTATTTCATCCCTTAAATATTGTAATTTACGTAAAGCAGCTATCTCACCTTGACACCTGTATATATCTGCCTCACCTTGAACTTGCTCCATCTTAACGTGTACTTGATTTATTTTATCATCTAGTGTTTTACCAAAAGCAACCCACACAGATTTATCGTTTACTATTTTCTTTAGTGCTATTATATTATCTGCGTAACTGTCTGTCATTATCTAGCCATTAGTCCTTTTTTTACTATGCCGCCTTTGTTATATCCTTTATGTGCCTTATCTAATATAGCATTTTTAGCCAATACTAATGGTCCAATTTGAATTACTTCGGAGGCTTCTTTAACAGGAATGTGTTTGTTTTCTCCTTTACGTACAAAAAAACCACCTTGCCTACGTGGATCAAAGCCTACTTGTGTCCAATCTGGGTTATCTAAATACTCAGTAGCACTAACACGTATATTATTTGCATCAAGATCTTTAACTATACCTGAAATTGTTGCATAGCCTGTTTTTCCTATTTCCCCTGTTCCTATTCTTTCACTTGTTTTTTGAGAGGCTAAAAACCTAACAGGTTTGTTTTCTGTTCCTTTGTAGTGTACTGCTTTAAGATAATGTGTTGACCCCTTATTAGCAGAGCTAGATTTTCCTGCAACGATCCATGAATCATAACTTTTATATGCGTCTATGTCTAATCTGCCGTTGAACGTATCTCCTACTTTTAATGCAGATGCAGAAACACCATACTTAGATAATTCATCAGAAGGTAAAACAAACAAACCATCATCTCGTTGGTTTTTTCTTAAAGAAAACACAACAGCCTTGTTAGATGGCTCACGAGGTAAATCATCCCAAGATGTAACAGGTTTAATTTCGTCAATATTCTTTAAATGTTCTTCTCTAGAAATATTATCGTCTAAAAGTCTTCTAGTAGAATTTTCTAATTCAGGAGTTTTAATATCAGGGTTTACTTCTCTAGAAGTTTTAACATTATCTGAAACTGTGTTTCTCCATTCTGATATGTCTTCTATATTATCAAATTCTTTCATTTTAGTTGTATAGTCTGTATTTGATATTTTAGGTGTTGTTAATGTTGCGTCTGCTTTCATAGATGTAGCAACAAGATCATCAGAGCCTTTAGTGACTACATCATCTGCACCACCTATAAACTCACTTAATGCATTTGCAGCTAGTCTAGCAAAACTACCCATTACTGTACATTCCCACTAAAGCCTTGTTCACCTGGAGCTGCAGCACCGCCTATACCTATGTTAGCACCACCACCACCAGACATATCTGCAGGAGACTGTGGACCCTGACCCGTAGGTGCAGCACCAGCAGGGCTAGGTGTAGCAGGTGCGCCACCTTCAGGTCCTGGAGCAGGTTCAGGAGGGGCTGTGAAGCCTTTAAGTATCTCAGCTTGTATTGCTGCGTCAGCTAATGAGTTAGTCACTTTGTCTGGGTCTAAGTCCATACTAATAGCTATCTCACGTATAATGTAATCCATCTTAGCGAATGGAGCAAGTATTGGGTTCTGTGCAACCTGTAGGAACTGCATTAATCGTTGACTACGGACTTCGTTAGCCATTAGTGATTCAGTACCTTGCGCTTTAACGTCTAAGTCACCTTTTATTTCTGGATCATAGTCGAATTGCATATTAAAGTTAAAGAATGCTTTACCTAATGGGTTAATCAAGTAGTCATCTACGTTCTTTATAACAGTTCGTATAGAACCATTAGCTGCAGACATAAGCATAGAAATCCCAGAAGCAGTTCGTCCCACCCCTGATACGCCTGTTTGTCCGTGTGCAAAAGATGGGAAACCAGTACTTTCATCGGCTAATACCCTCGCTTTATCAAACAGTTGCATATTCTCTTGGGCTACATTAGGGAACTTAGTGCCGAAAATAGCTTGTCCTGGCGCACCACCCTGCCGTCTAAAGACTTTGCCTGGGTATACACTTAGGTCTTGTCCAGGTACTAAGTTAGTCTCGTCTACTTCTATGATTAAGTTACCTGACAACGCAGAGTTATCAATAGCCATACGCATAAAGCCATTCATCAAGGTCTGTGTGTCATCCATGTTCTCAGCTATACCTACACCAAAGAAACTATACGGTGATACTTCATACGGTACAGCGTAGTACGGAATATAAGAAGGTTTGAATGGGTTCATAACTAAACGTAGTACTTCGTTGTTACATATCCATATGTTTACGTTTAGTTGTTCTGCGTCTTTTAACTCTTTAGGTATATCTATTTCGTATTCTTCTAGTATCTCTCTATCTACAAAACCCCAGAACTCTAATACTTCATAGCGTTCAGCCTGTGAGCCGTGTTCTGTTTCTTCCATAGTTTGTTCCCACCACTTCTTAGTGTAGGACTCTCCCATGTTTAGTGACAGGTCTATGGCGTTCTTTCTAAAGAAAGGTCTATCTTTTAATGCTCGCATTTGTGAGCGAGACATCTTATGGCGTTCTACTATGTATTCAGCTTCATCCATGTTAGCTGCATCAGGGTCAGGATAAAAGTTCCATATAGATACATTACTAGTTGACGGTACTGTTTTAATTGTAGGGTTATACTCACCACCTTCGTCCCAGTTAGCGTACTCTTTAGATACAGCAAATGGCCCTTTCATAATACCTGTGCCAAACAAAGCTAACTCAAATGCTGCTAACCTTAGTTGTTTATTAGCACCAGACTCTTCTAGTTGATCGTGTATCTTTTTCTGCATCTTCTTAGCTGCAACTAACGCAGGATGAAAAGTAATACTTGTAGGTGTTGGACCTGGGCCTTCTATTAGTTTATCACTTACAGGCTCAAGTTTATCTTTTAATGCGCCTAGTCTATCTCTAATAGACTCCATTGTATCGCCAGGTTCTAATGTATTATCAGGAGAAAATGTAGGTCTATCGAATGCTTTCTTAATTGCGTCCATACCTTCTTCAGCTTTAGGATTAGCTTCAAAATGTACTGTGTCAGCTACACCTTCAGGTAAACTAGTAGGATCTACACTTAATGGGAACTTAGAGTTACCAAACAAAACATCAATAACTTGACCGTAGGCTGCTAGTGTTTTAGTTTTTGTTACTTTAACGAATACACGGGAACGCTCTGTGTCCGTAAACTGCACATCAGGGCCATACAAACCTCTGTAGTTACGATAAGCTTGTAGCCATCGTATCTCATCATTTTGTCTAGCGTCTTCAGCTTTACTAAATTTACCTTCAACAAAATTAGATATTCTTCCTACAGAAGTGTCTTCTTGATCTTCCATATTTTTAATGTCTTCTATAAAAGAAGACTCATCGGATTCAATATTGTAGTCTAGATCATCTTCAGCCATATGTTAATATCCAAATTTTGAATCTGACGCTTGGAAGCCAGATCGTTGTGTGGCAGGATTAAAATCCCATAAAGAACTTCTTGGTCTTGTCATAACACCGTAACGTAAAGCATCATATAAGTGGTCTTCTGCGTGTGTATCTACATCTTCAGGGTTACGTTTGTCTAGGGGTAAACTAGGTACTTGCGCTATTGTGTTAGTACAAGTAGAAAAAAACACTAATCTAGGCTCCTCTGTAAACTCATCTACTTGTAACCTTCTATGTATTTCATTTTTACCTGAGACACGAGAGCCTTTACTTCTGTCGGAAGGCCGCCATCTGCAACCCTTCATGTTCATCTGTTCAGCTAGACTTGGACCTGTATCGCCTCTGTTGTGCCACAGGGAAGAGTCTAACACACCATATCTAATTGTACCGTCATCTTGTTCTTCTTCAAGTATCATGTCAGCTAAATCGGTAGCTGTTACTTTAGTGACGTACATTTCTCTGTATACTACTAATTGTTCTGACGGAGTTACTGCCATCCATACTACACCAGTCCAACTTCCGTATCCGTAGTCACACGCTCTAAATCTAGTCCAACTCTTAGGTATACTGTAAGGATCTACTACGTGTATGTTACGGTTAAACTCAGGGAATGCTGCACCTTCGTTAACATCCCAGTTACCTTCTAGTAATTGCTTACGTTGATGCTCAGGTAGTGAGAGAAGCATCGCTTCGTAGTCACCACCCTGTGACAAGTAAGGGTTATCAAACAAACTAGCAGGTATAAACCTACGTTTAAATAGTGGTTCTCCTTCACGGCTATGCCCTTTAGGATATATTATTGTATCGCCTGACTCTATGTCTGTAGCCCAAAAAGGATCTTTAGCTGGGCTAGGATCTATAAACATCTTCTTAACCCATTGATGTCCTGCACCTCCTGGGTTTGTAGTAGCTCTCATATACAAACCTAACTCAGCAGAGTGTGCGCTCCTAAGCCTAGATCTCATATAATTCCAAGCGTAAGGAGAACTCCATTGTGTAAGTTCGTCAAAACCAATCCAATTGAAAGCCTGACCTTGGTAACGCATGACATCCATGTCTTTATCGAGGTACGACATCCATAATCTACCACCTTTAGGCGAAGTCCATTGACTTTTTCGTTCAGACCACTTAATGCCTGGTATTGCTTTAGGGTATAGCTCTTGACTTTTCTGTATAAGTTCACGTAGTTCCTCAGTTGTGTGTCGTACTAATAACCCACTAAAATTAGCGTTATTTAAACCGTGTAAGGGGTCTGCAAGCATCGCAAAACTTTTTCCCCCACCTGCTGCGCCTCCATATAGTACCTCTCGCTCTGACGAAGATAAGAAATCTGTTTGTGGACCCTTATTAGGTGCAAAAACTATGTTTTGTAGTTCTTCTATAGGTATTTCACGTATTATAGGCTTGACGGGTGCTACTTTAGTTTGTTTCTTCTTGACGGGTGTAGCTGCCGATACCTTTTTCTTCGAGCTTCTGGATTTCTTCAAGCGTTTCTTTGAGCCTTCTGGCAAGGTTGCGTTTAATTGAAGCTGCTCGTTTACGTTTTTGCTCAATTGTTATTCGCTTTCTTAAACCTTCACCAGAAATGTAACGATCCGTTTGTTTTGTTAACCAAATTGCTACTTCTCTGTAAGCATACTGCTTTAAATGACGCTTTGCAAGCTCTAATGCTTCTAATTGTATGAGTATAGGCTGTAAAAGTTTATCATTATCTTTATCTAACTCGTATCCGAAAGGTATAGTACGACTAACACGCGCTATAGTGTGCCACGCTCGCTCTTTGCCTTTATTTGGTTTAGGTAATTCCCAGTAACCTAACCATTCTTTTTGAAGATACATCTTATAATCTTACAATTCTACTAAGTAACTCTTCTTTTAGCTGTTTTTGTTCTAGGAAACGACCTGTTAGCTGTTTTACTAGACATTTTAAGGTTTTTACGGCTATTGTTTAGGGGGTTGTTGTTTTTATGCGCTACATCTTTACCGTCACTCTTTTTAGCGACACCACCAGCTACCATCTTAGCTCTTGCCGTGTTGCGAGATGCACGTTTCTTTATCTGTGCAGGTTTACCTTGGTAGTTTTTGTATTCGCCTTTATAGTTTCTATTCATTGTTACCCTCTTTAGGTGGTAAATAAAATACACTACTAGATGCTTGGATGTCTACTTTATCCGTTTTAATTATACCTGCTCTATCTAATACATCTTTAGCTGCTACCATTTTTTCTTTTATGCCTAACTCAGTAGGGTCATTCATAGCGTTACCTAATGCAAAAGCTGCAAGAGGTGCAGTCCTAGCGAAGTAAGAACGTGTAGCGTCCATTATCTCTTCTTTTAGTGACTCAACTATAATGCGCGTAGGTGTATTGTCACTGTAGCCTGACAGTTTTTTAGCTGTTACTACATCTCCACCTGCTTGATCAAACAATACCTCTAAGAAGTTCTGTTGGTTTTCCGTTAGTTGTCTAGCCATAGTTACTTTTTCTTCTTTTTCTTAACGTACATACCTTTATTAGCTTTAGGAAAACCAGCCTTCATATTAGCGTACGCTTTATCTGATATAGTACTCTTAGACTTAGGGTTGCTAGTACCCTTTTTCTTTTTTGCATTTATATTAGCGTATAAACCTCTTTTAGCTACCATTTTATTTTTTTACCTTTTTTGTTTTCTTTTTAGGTTTGTTTTCTAATTTACCTATAATTTTTTCTAGGCGTAAAACTAAATCATCTTTTTTCTTTTTGTCTGGTACTTTTTTAATGTCTTTTTTTAATGAGCTAATATAGGCTGCACTTCCTACCGCAGTACCACCAACAACTGCACCTCTTACTTCAGAAGATGCTCTAAGCCTAGAGTTTTTATTACGTTTTTTATTTATTACTTCTCCTAGAGTTTTATTTGTAGTTACTTTACCTTCTGTGCCTAATACTAATTTTTTATAACGTACAGGAACAGGTGCGCTTACTATAGCTTTTGCTGTAGCTTTTTCTACACCAAGTAAAGAAGATCTTAAAGCTTTTGTTAATCCCTTAGCTAGACTACCCATATCTATTTCTTCTTTTTCTTAGGTCTAGCTTTAGCTTGTGCCGTTTTAGATAACTCTTTAAAGTGATACAAACGTTTACTAGATTTAGTATGTGCTTTACCTGTATGCAATGTGCCATCAGCCATTTTATGCATACTGCCTTTGTGTTCTGTTCCGTCGCGGTTATAATGAGGTACACCTTTCATGTCAGCTACCACACTGACATTTATCGCAACAGTTACACCTAATGTTTAATATAGAACGTACAATACGCTCTAGGTATCGGTATATAGATTTAATGTAATTCATAATAGTGTTCCCTATTGCATTGTTAATCTTTTAATGTCACCACGACATATACCTAAGTCTCTGAGTTGCCTGTCTGTCATATTCATTAGTTGCCAGTAAGCTGTTTTATTAGATGTGTATGTTTTATATGTGTTTATTAGTTTCTTGATCATTTGAATAACTCCTTTTTAATGACTAAGGGAGTTATATCATACTTAGTTATATCACAAAAATGTTATTATTGCAACCCCGTTATGCTTTTTTGTAGTTTACTTTTCGTGTCCAGCAAAAGCTGATCCAGTAAGTATGGCCCCAAAAGCTAAGTGAAACAACCCACCACCCATAAGAGTAAAAGGATTATGTTGACCTGTGAGCTTTTTCATTAGCTCCATCTGAACCATCGGTTCTGTAGTAGAATTTATAATATCCATAAACTGTGATATGTCTGGTCTATTAATGCCGTACCATATAGGTACAAACATAAAGTCATAGAAACATATAAGTAAGTAAATTATAAGAGCCGTCCATCGCCAAGTCATAGTAGACTTTTGTTGAGCTGTTAGTTCCTTACTCATTTACTATTAGACACACGGAGGTTCACACACTGCTGTGTTAGTTCCGTAAATCACCATGCCTATACCTATTATAAGTATTATAGCTATCCAAACCCATTTATTCTTTAACATTATACAGACTCTCCTATAGGTTGTAACTTAAAACAATGTGTTACTACATACTCTTTTTCTTTACTTAGTAGTCTACCCATCTTAGTTACACTTCTTGCACACGCAGGTTTATCTTGAAACAAACCACCTATTCTAACCATTACATCACAGGTGTCAGCTTCTAGCGTAATACAGTGAAGTATAACAGCTAACCACATTATTTTTTCTTCTTTTTAGTCATACCACCATACATATAACCTGATTTACCTTTTTTAGACATACCACCTTTGTTCATCATTTTAAAGTCTGCACCAGATATCTTACCGTCTTTGTTTTTATCTAGTTTAGATTGACCACCTGACATATAACCCATTTTCTTTTTACCCATCATGCCGCCCATGTTCATGTTGTTTTTTGCCATGTCTTTAATTTGTTTTATAAGCATCTGAAAGGTACTTAAAGGTTGATTTTTATTATTTATTAATCTAGTTTCAGCAGCAGTTAATACTTTCTTTTTAGGGTTTTTTAAACTAGATACTATACCTTTTAATTTTTTCTCTAAAGAATCCATTTCTTTTTTTCTTGCAGCTTTTTTATCTGGACCAAATCCCAACTGAAGTTTTTCTAGTTTATCTAAGCTAGATCTTTTTCTTACAGTTGCAGGTTTTTTAGTAGTTTTAGCTTTAGCTGCTTTTCTGTCTTTTCTAATCTTTTCTGCCATTTCCATTCGTTTAGCTTCCGCTGCTTCACGGCCTGTTAACTTTGGCTTAACTGTTTTTTTAACAGGCTTAGGTTTCATACTAAGACCATTACCTTTTGTTTTAGATGCTTTTTTAGCGGCTCTAATTTTTTCTAGCTTTTCCATGCGTTTAGCTTCTGCTAACTCACGACCTGATAATCCTTGGTTTGCACTAATTTTAACACCCATAATAGTATTCCTTTTTATTTAGATTTTGTTCTGCTTAAAGCTGTAGCACCCATAAAGCCTACAACAACTCCTAGTTGTGCTACTATAAATGTATTTAAAAAACTAGCAGCGGACTGCATTTTCTCTGCACTTACAATAGGTGTAAATAACACTATGACTGCTACAATAGTTACAGACATAGCTAACCAAGCCATCATACGTTGCGTATCCATTAGCTTGTCTTCGTTCTCTAGACGTATCCACCTTTCGTGACGATCCATCTCTTCGTCAGTAATAATGCCGTCACCGTCTGTATCAGCTACAGAGTACTTACTGTCTACCTGTAGCTTCTTAGGTGTCATTTTTTCTTCTTATTAGGCTTTAACTTTTTTAGTACCTTAGTAGTCCAGGCTTCATTTACTTCTGTATCTGGGTCATCCTTAATAAAGTGACCATTCTCATTTCTAGCGCGTACTAGTTCTTCTTCTACTACAGGGGCTACTTTAGGCTCAACTACAGGTTCAACTTCTTCTACTGTATTACATATAGCTTCGATGGTCTCATCTTTGAACCACGTTTGTCCGTAGGCATCCATACCAGCTTCGGGTTGACCGTTAAGTCCTAAGACGGTGTTATCGTCTTGTACTACAAAGCCTTTAGCTTCTAGGCTGCTCTTCTTGTCTGTGAATATACTCATTTCTTAAATAGTCCTTTTTTGCGGTAATCTGTATGGGTTACTTTACCACCTGCAGAAAAACCCATACCTTTAGGATTCTTAGGCCCCTGCTTATTTAGTTGTTTTGGCATTCTAGCAGGTTTAGCTTGTTGCGGTGCAGGATTTGTACCAACCTTGTCCCCACTTGTATAATCAATTTCTGACTTTTTACTATCTGTTTGTTTTCTTTTAGAGCCTTTAACGCCCCTCATAGATGATTTAACTTTAGATTTACCGTATTTCTGTATTGCTTTTTTTACACCGTATTTAGCGGCAAACCTACCTACTACTGCCGCTGCCGCATACGCTATTGGTATTATTGGTAAAACCATATTACTTTTCCTTATGTATTAACATTTCCATCGTCTTCTAGCTTGTCTTATTCTAGAGTTAGGATCATTCCTAGTCTTAGCTGAACTATTCTTTAGTTGACCTGCAGATCTAGCGCAGTAAGACTTTCTACGTTTAGCTGCTTTACTGCCTGGTTTAACCTTACCTGTAACAGCAGTCTTTAACTTACTACCTGGGTTTTTAGCGCGATACGCTTTCACGCCTTTAGCGGTCATACCTGCACCCTTACTAGTCTTACGGTAGTTAGCCTTCTTACCTGTAGTAGTCTTTGGTATAGCTTTTTTTGGTGCTGTTGTTCTACCCACGGTATCTACCTAACGTTATCGTTTTAAGGAAGCCTCTCCATATCTCTATAGGAGAAGGTAGTACCCAACCCAGTACAAGTAACAAGATCATCCACAGGGGTATGTCTTGGTTCATAACATTTATGCTATCAACATTACCGTCAGCTTGTACTTGATTTTCATTCTTAGTGTTTGTAATAACTGCGTTGTCACCAGCCTTAGTGTCAGTAGACTCTGAGTTAGATACAACAGCTTTAGTGTTGTTCTTACCTGCTTGAATGTCAGCGTTAACGGTAGGGCCACTAGACTTGCCGCCACCCATGATCTTGCTAACAATAAAGCCTGTACCTAGACAGCCACTAAGTGGTATTATACATAATAGTAATATTATAGC